CCCAGTCTTGGCTAATATGTTCTGAGACTTTCGTAAACATTGAGAAAAGCTGCTTCTCCCAATTTTTGCCGTCCTTACAGAATTCTTTAGTCCTAAGATCGCAATCTGAGACTGACCTAACATAATTGTCGCTGTAATGACGCCACACCGTGGGCATTATACGCTCAAAGGCGGGATGCTCGAACGGTGTGATTTCATTCTTATTATCTATGTATGACTCAATTGAAGCCTGGTCTTCATGGCTTATGTTGTAAAGCCGACTGACCAGCTCCCTGGTGTTAGGTCCTGGGCGGAGCCGAGGTATTTTTCTCTCATCACGTGGCATTTCCGCTAGCTGATCTTTCTCCCACATGCTCATCTTCCCACTCTCAATGTATTTCTCTAAAGAGCTGCGTCTTACGTCACGCGTAACTCTGAGACCATACTCTGCGAGATTTGAGATGATTGGACACCCGGGATATTGATAGGCCAGCGATAACGCTTTGCATCTGATCAAAACCTTCCTCTTATACAGTTTGGCTCTGGTATATTGTGTTGTCGCCCATCCGAAGCTCGTAAGAACATCTAAAGGATCAGTTATGTTAACCTTCTCCTTCCTATCAAAGATGAGGCCACAGAAAGAAGCAGTCTCTAGTTCATCATGCTCAACTAACTTGATCGTTAAACCTAAATCAGTGAAATCTTCCGTGCATAGTGAAACGTCATCAAGACCACCCAATCCGTCATCCCCTTCCACGACGATGTCCAAATCCTCCAGCCCTTTTTCGTGTGCCACGAATAGCGCAAACATCAAATTTGAAAACCCATTTCCGAGTGAGGTACACATTTCACCAGAGCACCTAGCTGTGTCCATTTTCACCCGGAAGTTCTTAAAAATACAGTACTGCTGACCTTTAATAGTTTGAAGGTCAAAAAGAAACATTTCATGACAATCCAGATTCTGGGTCATATAGCGGTAAAGTTGCATCTCACATGCATCCATCATTTCCTGAGTAAATTGTGATTCGAAAGCAGTGTAATCTGTCGCAAAGAACTTCTTATAACCATCTAACATATTGGTTATATAAGCTGGCCTGTCTTTAACAGGCACATGCTTAATGAAATAGCGCAATTTATAAACTTCC